AGATCGCATGACTTTTTTGTCAGTCTTTGACCCGTGAAAGATGATGTAACGATGCTTCCTAGATCGTTCGACATAGTAAAAGTCATCGCCATGAAGCTCTTTAATCTCTGCCAAGGTCAAGCCATCGCCAATGGTTTTAGCGTGTTTATGCTCTTGACCTTTGATTGTCCAATCAATTCTGTTTGCTGATAAACCCGTGTAAAGGAAATTGGTGGCTTGATAAACATAGCCCACATGACCTTTGCTTGTGTCGGCAAACGAAACCACAATCATTGGCTTTGGCAATAACTTGATTGAGTTCGCAACAAGGAATGATGCTTCGTTTTTGTGGTTGTCCAACAAACAGACTCGGTTTAGCTCTAAAACTTTGTCTGAGTATTCTTTGCCACAGATTCCCATGCAAAGTGGTGGTGAGGCGGGAATCCCATAAGTCACTACGCCAACCAAAATGTCATCTTTGTAAAGCCCAAACGCAAACATTATTTGTGGCATACGCTTGGCATAGTGTTTTTCAAGCAACCAAGGCTCAACCTCGAAGTTGTTTATTGGCAACACTTTCATTTGCGTAACTCTGCTAATCTTGCTCGGATGTGTTCAGGCATAGGGGTGGCTTTTTTTCTATCTGCATCAATCTTGGCAAGGGCAGGATCAATTTGCACTTCAACTTTGATCCCAAAGCCTTCAGGAATCTCAGCCCCATCCCATCGTTGTTGGTTCAAATAGACCAAAGGTGCGGGGATGAAAGCACCATCGTCTTTTCTCCAAGCATCTGTGGTTTTCATCCACTCAATGTGCTTGATGATTTGGTCTGCACAAGTCTCGCAATAGTACTTTTTCCACTTTGCCAAACAAGCAGACTTGCCGCCTTTTCTGAACGACTTAGGCCATGTTGCCCAAAATAACTCAAACTTTTCCATCTTCTTGACTCCTATCAGGTTCGGGTTTTTTTACTTCAACAATCTCATATCTTCCACAACTTCGACAAGTCCAAGCCTCTCGGTTGTTTGTCAGTTGATGTTGTCCTACTACTCCTCCACACTTACATATCCTCATAAGTTCCTCTTTGGTGAATGTTTGAGCAAAGCAAAGCCTTACCGAGTCAAAACCCAGTTTTCGCTCTGCTTGTGGATAACTTCCTCTTCGGAGCCATGTCATCGCATCGCATCGGACAGACTTCTGAGACTTGCGTCCCAACCACTCGGCTCTATCCTTAGCCCACCGCCCCTGCTTTAGTTCGCTCGTGTAACAGGGTATCCCTAAATGCAACCACCGACGTACCGCATTGCATAGCCACCAAACGCAAAAAACCCCATAAATCACTCTGTGGTCTTGGCTCTTGGCGAGAGCAACAACGGACGATTGAACGGAATCAAAAGTTCGCCTGTTGTCAGGCAAGACCACACAGAAATCTATGGGGTTCTCTATTCCGTTCATCGCCTGATGCCACTCAGACGATTTGGATTATACACAGTTCTTTCATGTGTCAAGAGGTTTTTTCAAATAAATTGATTATTTGTGATTTCTTTAGTGAAATTAGGATTGCCATTGAACAACCTTCTAGCCTGATTGTTCATCACGGCATACTCAGATTTGGTAAAAATACCCTTGGCATTGCGTACATCAAAGGGATTTAGCTTGTCATAAGGCTCATCATTGGCGGCTTTTTGAGCCTCAATCATGTGTGGTTCTAAGGTGTATTTACAGACCCAAGCACGATGCACTTTGATTTTCTCAACAGTAAGTTCTTTCTTGCGAGACATCTTCTTGCAAGCAGCCACGATGGAAGTTCTTGGGATGCCCGTTAGATTCTCCATCTCATAGGCGGTAAGCGATCCATTCTGTAAAGCTCGAATAATTGCTTGTTGGGTCATTTGTAAAGGTTCTCCAAGTTGATTTTGCGGTTCAGGTGTAGTTCTAATGTTCTGCCAATTAAAGCGGTCAAAGTAGCCTCTGTATCCTCTGGTTGGTTGGTATAAGCGTCAGCCATTGACTCTGCATAAGCAAGCAAGGTTTCAGCACATTGGAGTTCAATTTTTTCGATGTTCATGTGAGTAGCCTAGCATGATAAAAAAGGTTTGTAACCTAGGGAAACTACCTATGTAAAAGGCTTAAAAGGTGTGGCACATTATCGGTGTGGGCAAACAGTAGTCCACGTTTAACAGGAGTAAATATGCCGATTCTTAATGGAAAAATGGTTGTAGACCTAGAAGTAGATGGAGTAGATAGCAGAGACTTTCCAGACTTCTCTGATGCCTACTTTTCAAGTGGATGCTATGAAGATGGAACACCATTGACAGAAGATGAGTTGAATAAGCTCACCGATCTGGCGGGTGATGTTTTGTGGACAATGGCTTATGAAAGTTTCCATTGAAAACACTATTCCAAACCTATGTGTCAGAGTTCTCAGACATACACTACTGCCCCTATTGCCTGACAATCAAAGGGGATAAAATAGTTTGCTGCCAAGAAGCAGACTTTATCGAGTTCAAGGATTTATATCTTGAACAACAAAAAGAGATTATTCAACAAGAGTTAAATGAAAATCAAAGGAGTTAATATGTCAATAGAAGCATTACTGAAAAAAGATGTCAATTCTCATACAGAGAAGAAAAACAACCTTACCTACCTGTCATGGGCTTGGGCATGGGCAGAAGCACTTAAAGCTGATCCTACCGCCACCTACAAAGTAGAGATGTTTGGCGACAAGTGTTTCATGGACATCAACGGCACGGCAATGGTGTTCGTTACTGCCACCATGTTTGGCAAACCAATGACCTGTCAATTGCCTGTTATGGACTACAGAAACAAGGCCATCCCAACTCCCGATGCGTTTGCGGTAAACACTGCCATCATGCGTTGCATGACAAAGGCTTTGAGTCTGCATGGCTTAGGTCTATACATCTATGCGGGTGAAGACTTGCCTGAAGAGGGCAGATCAGTAGTGATTACACCTACTCAGGGCGCACAAGATAATATTCCTCCAGAGGAATTACAGTACTTGCAAGAGATGGCAATGGAATTGATTGCCATGTGTGAGCAAGGTGACCCCAAGGCAGCTTGGGATAAGTTGGAATCAGAGAACCTAGATAGCGAACAGAAAATTGCTCTCTGGACTCTGCTTCCCAGTAAAGTAAGAAGTGCGTTAAAGAAAGCGAAGGAAATGTAATGGAAAGCCTAGCAATTAGCCATGATTATGTTTTGTCAGCATTTGACTATCAAGATGGAAATCTGATTAGAAAGATAGGGCGTGTAAACGAGATTGGTCAAGTTGCTGGTTGCCTTCATAAAGGGAAGGGCTATATCCATGTGAAGATAAAAGCTAAATGCTTTAAAGCCCATCGCCTTATATTTTTGTATCACCACGGATATTTGCCTGAATGTGTTGACCACATTGATGGCGATAAGACTAACAATAAGATAGAAAATTTGAGGGCAGCAACCAAAGAGGAGAATTGCCGCAATCAAAAGATTAGATCAACAAATAAATCTGGATATAAAGGAGTCAAATGGGTTGAGCATTGCAAAAAATGGCAAGTTGAAGTTTGCAAAAACTACAAACAATTGCGTTTTGGTATGTATGAAGATTTAGAGTTAGCAGGTCTTGTTGCTATTGAGGCAACTGAGTTAATACATGGCAGATTTTCTGCTTACAAAGGAGTTTTAAATGGAAAATAAATCAGAGCAAAGAAACAATAGTGGGGTGCTTTTTTCTAATGATAAGAAGGAAACCGATAAGCATCCTCACTATAAGGGAAATATCACTGTTGATGGCAAAGACTACTGGCTCAGTGCTTGGGTCAAAGAAGGAAAGTCAGGCAAATTCATGGGTTTAGCAGTATCACCTAAAGAAGACTATCAGCCCAAACAAGCCCCTAAAAAGGCAAGTTTTGATGAGTCGGATTTGCCCTTTTGAGTTAATATAACCACGGGGTGAAAGCTGTTTTATACTTTTTGAAAGCTTGTAGACGAGCAGTCGTAGCCCCACCCAATAGGAGTTAATAATGAGTACATTTTTTGATAACATGAATGAGACAGTCGGAAGATTCTTCGGTACGGCAGCGTTTAAACTGGCTAGAAGAGAAGACCCCACAACGAGCCATCAGGCGGCTCAAGCAGTTGATACCACCAAGCTAGAAACAATGGTCTATGAGGCCATTAAAAGCTTCCCAGAGGGGTGTATTTCAGACGACATCCTTGGTATGTTCCCAAACTACCCATATTCCTCAATAACAGCAAGGTATCGTGCTTTGTTAGACAAAGGATTTATTGAAGTTTCGGGTGTCAAACGAGGTCGGTTTGGCAGAAATCAACGAATTATGCGGGCAGCAAAATGATAGAAAAACCACCACATTCCAAGATTAGCTACCCTTCAGTCCCACTAAAAGACTTCAAATGGGAGTCTGGATCAGACGTTCAAACCCTGTGGAGAAAGCATGGTTGGATTCCTCCCTCAGAGAGTATGACCCCACCACCACCTCCAGAGAGAACAGAAGTACCCTTGAGGAGGGTAAGATAAATGGGAATCATCAGAACATGGCTCAATGACCATGATTTCATTGATAGACCAGACCGAAATGAAGTGCTTGAGGAGGTTGCCAAGGAGTTCGACAAGATGCCATTTGGTGACACTGCACAGAGTTTTGCTACCTTTGTGAGGGATATGAAAAGGTGTCCACCCTGTTTAAACACTTGCAATCAAGGTAGAGATTGCCCTGCGAGGTCTGTATGACACAAGATGAAATCATTGAGATGGCTAGACAGGCTGAATTTGTAAACCTTGACCTTTGCTCAAGCGAACTTGAACGCTTTGCCAAGCTAGTAGCACAGCATGAGCGTGAGGCGTGTGCAAATTATTTATATGAAGCATCAGAAGCGGCAAAAGATGTTGACCCACAAGGGTTTGTCTGGAGAGTCGTTAAAGAATCTGCCGATGCCATCCGAACAAGGGGACAAGCATGACTGAAATTATTTGTCTTTTGCTATGGATTGTTTGCATCGGCTTGATGTACTGGTCTGATGTGTCTGCGCAAAAACACATT